ACCTTTTCCAGGGCTGATACACGGTACTTAAAATTGCAAGGTTCGACGTTATAAGAAGACATCTTATAACTTATTATGAACTTAAAACTTTAATACTCACTTATAATAATGAGGTGCGTAGCTTACTCATCAAACGACTCGTACAAACACCGTTTAATTAAGACCAGTCAGAACGTTCTCAATGAGGTGTATGAAAAGAAAGCGGTCGAACAGCAACCGAAGAGGGTGGATAATATGAGGCTTCGTCTACGCTTCAAAGAAGCAATACAAGAAGCTCAGGAAATTTGCCAAGAGGAAGGTAAAAAGTCCAAAGAGTGCCACCTAGCTTGGTATGAGGTAGACGAACTAGAGGATGCCATGTCTAGATATTATCCAGATCAAAAGTGATTAGAGGTGGCTCATCCTCATACCCATAGAAGCGTATAGTTATTCCAAGTATCTTTCTCATTTTTTGATTAAGATCTACATTTATAAGACGTTTCCAGGTATTCAGTGTAGATTCGAAATATTCAAGACCATCTTCACTAAATACCATTTCTTGTAATTTGGGTTCTTGTCTAAAATCATTCATGATTCTATTTACTCCCGAAGGAAGTGGGATATTACCCTTTTCAACGGCATCGAGTATGTCAATTACATAATAACCGTGTGCATCACATATTATGTTTGTTTGCATAGTTGGAAAGCATACGATAAACGCTTCAAAATCTTGATTACTTGGAAGTGTTACAAAAACGGAGTCTTTGTTGTAATCTATTTTGCTTGGTTTAATCGCACATGGATGTGTATGATAGGAAATTAGAGCTGGCCAAACAAGTTCTACTGTCCTTAATTGTACCCTACCTCTATCCCTCGAAGTTACAAAACTGGGTTTACTAAACACGGCTAAATTCTCTATAACTTTACAGTCTACGTTACCCGCATATTCCCATTTTTTCTTACATGATAAGTCGCTTATATGTTTTAAATCTTTCACAACTTCACGTGGTAACTTTATACGTTTCCTATTAAACATGAGTGGGCGGATGATACTCGCCATCCCCTGATATACCCATAGAACTTATTTGGTCTTATTCTTAGACACGACCAAACTTTTAATTTCGGGAGGGAAATTTAAGAAGTATTTTCTTCTATTAGTAGAGTTTTGTGCCGCAAAACGGGTTATTCCATTGATGTTTTCTCCAGCTATGAGGGCGCGGATATAGTCCATGAAAGTCACATAGAATGTTGTACATACACCCCGGTTGTCATCCGCTTGTAAGTTGGGACCATTGTAGTATCTAACCGTGAAGTTTGTACCCCATAAATCTTTGATGATTGGTACTACCTTTTGACGCATAGTAGTACCCCAAATGGTACTCCTAGAGGCCTGGCCATGGGGATCAAATACCCACATTCTAAATTCACCCGTGTATACAGCTGGGTCAACTAAGACGCTAACGGCGTGTGCCTTGTCCACATCCCTTATACCAACCATGAAAAAGTGAACTTGTTTGCCCACGGAAATTCTAGAAGAGTTGTTAACCACGCCACGTCGGTTCAATATTTTGGATATATTCTTCAGTATACCGTATCGATTAGTGGCAATAGTGTACTCTAGGAAAGCTGACACTACACTCGCATTGTCAAATCTTTCTTGTGCTCTTTGCATGTATCGTGGAATACCCGCATATCCACATCCCATACCTCCACCACCAATATTTATGTTTGGTAGATTGACTTGTCTTTTTCTGTACCCTCGTGCTTGATTGTTATTACTGTTACTGTTGCTGTTAGCACTTTTACGCTTCTTCTTAGGCAGGGGAGGAGCGTTAGCCATGATGACATTTCCATTATTATTTTTGTTTGTCAAATTAAGTTTTTTCAACTCATTGGCAAGATTATCTACAATACCAGCCTGCAAATTTCTCACAAGTTGTCTAGCTTCCCTCCTTTTTCCAGATTTCCAAGCTTTTTGTATTTTTCTCGCAGCTTGATTTCGAACATTTCTAGTGAATGTGTTCATATTAGTTATGGTGGCTATGATTCGTTCCAACTCACGATCTTTTACTGTTCTTTTCGCGACAGTCTTGAAAAAGTCACCTGACTGGGGCATCTTAACATATATAGAGAAAATTAACTACTTCATCATATATGGCTTCCTTAAGTGTGGAAGATATGATGAAGGAGGTGTATAAGGAACTTGGTCCGGGGTATAGTGAGAGGGTATATCATAACGCTATTGAAGTTCTCCTAAGGGAGAAAAAGATCCCATATGAATCCGAACGCCATATTTTGGTTAGGTTTAGGGGTCATGTAGTTGGACAGTTAAGAGCTGATATTATCATAGATAGCAATACAATACTAGAACTAAAGGCGATCAAGACTCTGACTGATGGGATGGAGCAGCAAGTTCAAAAGTATCTTGACTTGACTGGGTGCTCAAGGGGCTATCTGGTGAACTTCCCCCTTCAACCGGATCGGGAGGTTGAGATTCGAAAGATTGAAGTAAAGTCATCAGTGGGAGAACTCTCCAAAGCGTTCGATAGAATGTACGATCATCATCGTAATGTCTCTGCGGATCTAACACAGCTCCTTCCAGGAACTCGTGAACCAGTTTCAGGTGATGTTTAGCTTGATTTACACAATGTTGAATCGCTGGATCTTCATAGGTGCGATCTAGGTAAGAAAGTATCTGTGGACGCGCACTTTCAACTTCGTAAAGTGCGAGAAGAAGCTGTTGGTCGTCGGAAGTCATTATTTATGCTTAGAATCTAAGCTTTAATGCGGCACTTAAGTGCGAAAAATATGATCCAAGCCATGATAACATCCACACTGTAATGCGCCCTCGTAGAAATCGTCGTAAGGGATGAAAGTATGGGGTAAATTGGGAACATACCATTTTTCAAGAAGTACGAAGTGACTATGTTGAATGTGGTGTGCCCAGAGAACATGTAATCATTGCAGTTGGAAAGTGGGCTGCCCTCGTTACAAGGCTTTGACTTTGCACGAGGGAATTGTGTCACTATATTGGAAAGAGCCCTCATAAAGTACATAGTCGTTAGGAACGAAATGTATCCATTTTGGTTTATCCTGTTCCAGTTAAGTACGACAAGAATGAGAGGTACTATCAGAGTGACATCATGAAGGAATTCGTATTTTGTAAGGTCGGGTAAAACGTCAAATCCAACATCTCGGATTTTTCCACCAAATCCCTCACCCCTTACCCTAGATATGAATCTTCCCACGAGAGTGTTCATTAAAAGTGCTATTCCTAGGAGTAGCCACATTTCTACAATACTCAAAGAAGTTTTTCTTTGACCCAATCTCTATCCTCCTTAAAAATTTTGGACAACTTGGGATCCTTGTTTTTAAAGAGTACCATGAGTGCATTGAGTCTACGAAATAACCTCAAAGGTGATTCACCTGAACGGAACACACGCATGAGTGCCCGATGTCTAGAAAGTTTGGTCTTCTTTTTGACATCTACATACCCATGGCGGCTGAGGTACCCATTGGTACTGATCATAAAGATGACTGCCATATCTATTATACAGTGGGAATAAATTCCCAAGAAAGGGCTGAACAAATCTTTTTCCATATAACATCTTGTTGATAGAGTTTTTCTTTTGATTTGAGAAGTGGAAAATACTGTAGATACTCATCTTCACCCAAAAGTTCACAGAATTTGTAGAGTACAAATGAGTAGCTTAGAAAGTTCTTGCGTTCTGTTGGGCAGTTGTCGTCAAACGGTTTTTGAATATCTTTGAACATCATACGAAGACACTCTTCCAACTCTGCCGGCATATTTGGAGGTTTGATACCATTCAGAATGTTTGTAATGTATGGTACGTGTTCATAGTATTTATTAAGACGAAGCTTCTTAAGGAGACCTCGTATTTTAGCGTGAGTAATTTCGTCTAGTTTCTTAATTTTCATCTTCTTAAGTTCCGCCCTAAGTTGATCCATAACTTCTGGAGGTATAGTTGTAGTTTCTTGTGCCTGGAATTGACTGAGCCATTCATTGAAGTGATTTTCACGCTTGTAGGAGTAGTTTACAATTTTGTCCGATGTTTCTTGTTCTTCCCGATATGTGAGTTCTTGGTTAATGTGAGCAGCTACAACCCTACCACATCCATCGCATATCAAATCACTTGTATCGGCGACTAAAATGATATTACTGTACTCACAGTGTTCACACATTTCAACGGTTCTCTCGACAGCTCTAGTTATGTTTTGTTTTTCAACCTCAACCAGATAATCTGTGAAAATATCTTTTCTAGCTAGACCCACCGTCTCTTTGACATTGAACACATTATCTGTGTGGGTCGTTTCATTTGATTGTGACATATGTCTTTCAATAAAGGGCATGCATTTGATCATATAGTCGGACATCTCCGACTCATATTTTCTTTTGTTTTCAGGATCATTTTTTATTAGTTCAGTCCATTCCTCTATCTTGTTGTTATACCGGCTTAAAAAATTACCTTCCATATCTATATAAAGATGCTACTTAAACTTTTAAGTACTCTTTACTACCTTTATAAAAAACTTGTTACTCCAAATGATTACACAATTGTGTCAGAAGAAATTGAATATAATTTAGACAATGACATGAAGTATCTAGTTGAGGACGAATTTTGGGAAAAGGAAAGTAAAGACTGGGACGGCATTCTTGACCAGTACTATGTTGATGTTACAGGCGAAGACTTCAGAAACACTACTATTCCTCAAAATGTTGAAAAGATCATTCTTAGGATCAAGTATTATTTCAACGGTCGTATATACACAGCTATCTCTAACGACATAAACTTCCGACCAGGAGAAAAAGAGGATGGTATGAATTTTCATATCCCTTTGAGTAGTGTTTGGATAGTTGATCACAATGAAAAACCTATACGAAACATTACTGAAAAGGTGAAACGTTATGCAGGTCCGAGAAATGACTTTCACGGTGAAAAAGTTCCACTCGAAGATTTTTTATACTATGAACCCGAATATCTAAGGGATGAACTCCCCAATGTCATTTTAACAAATGGAATTGGTATGAAAAAGGTAGTTTCGACGACAACTGGGTTTATTACTGATCTTCGGATACCTTAGTGGCTAGGTAAAATTTAAGCTCTCCCAAATTTGCAACATTGTATTTGAGAATTAAGAACCTATTACCTGTTTCTTGTATAATTTGCACAGACGCACACATACTCGTCGCCTTTGTAAAGATATTCAAGTATTTTAGACTGTAAAGACCCGTAATGAGGGGACTTTCTTCGGGGCACTCGATGGAAGTCTCTTGATTGGCGAAATCACCGTTACACGCGAGATGTAACATCTTACCTTCCCTCTTAATCTCAATTTCTGTACCTAGATTGGACATATCGCGGCACAGTCTCTGAAAATCGGCGGAGGGTAGAGTGGTAATTGTTGACATCATGACATCTGGGACTTCTATCCTGTTCTCGTTAATGTCCAAAAGCTTGAGTTGAAACTTGGTGCTCGTTTTCTTAGCCTCACTCGTGATTTCAATATCCATATACTCCTTTGAATTAATCTCAAGTTTGATGACATCATTATTGGTTATCGTTTTCATGAGCTTGAATGTATTTGAAATATTGATACCAGCTATGATTTCTTCCTGATCACAGTGATACTCCTCAAAGTTATCAGCGGCTAAGAATAGATCAATGAGGGAGGTTCTCGCTGTGTCTAGGGTAACTATGTACATCCCCTGTGGACGGAAATAGATATTCACGTCATTAAGTATATCCTTCAAAACCTCAAACGTAGATTTAAAGGCCGAAGCTTGTATAGAAACTAATTTCATGACTACTCGAAAAACGCGTTACATCTTTAAATCTGTATACACCTCACCCTTGGATACGTCGCGGTTTATCTTCTCCTCAAGTTCTTTAGTCATTGCTGGCTGGAGTGATTGTCCATAATTATCCAGGTAAAACATACCAGGATCTCTATCATTTCCATTTATTGACGTCATTGTAGAAAAGCCACCACCAAAACCAGCATGTTCAATTTCCTTTTTAGGTAGAAGAGAGTCCAACCAATTCTTGATTTCTCCACCTACGAGAATCTTTCCATTTTTTGTGAGCATCGTTGGTACCCGACTTATCTTCATTTTATACTGGGGAGGTATACCCTGAGTGTTCACATTATGATAGTGCACAAGCTGCTTCAATTGTGGCTGTTTATTGATATACTGGACGATATCCATAGAGTGTTTACACCTCGGGCTATATATCAACAGAGACATCTAATAGTATAGGGGGTATTTTGTAAAAAAAAATTAACGCATTATAGTAAAGATGGATTTACTTAAGGTCATCATCGGTATTTCAGTTGGTCTACTCATCCTGGCCATGATTAAGCGTGAAAATTTCACAGAGACTTTTGGGTTCTCAGGATACAAGAAGCCCATTGATTACGTCAAGCTTAACGACCCCAGACCAGATATGTCTGGTTACTCCCAAATTGAGGCTAAGGTTGACCATGACACCATGGAGCAACTCGTTCTTCAAACAAACAAGGAGCTTAACAAGCGTCTTGGATTCTCCACCTATATCATCGAGACCCAATCGGTCAAGGTGTATGAGGGTACCACCGGTCAGCTCTATGAGGCTACTTTCATGGTGGTTCGCAATGATGGATTCTCCTTCGGCTTCGCAGTTGTTGCCACTTTCGAAGTCAGTGGTAAGAAGCTTAAGCTGACGTCTCTCCGCTCCCAGCCTCTCAGTGACCAGGCTCCTGATAAGGTTAAGGTTTACACAAAGGGTTCTATGGGCAAGGAGTTCATTGACTACAAGCTCGTCAAGGAGAGTGCTGTACCCAATGTTGGTGAGTTAGATTTGATAAAAAATAAGTTGAGCTAAATGTAATGATCAGCATCAATGACATAATACAAATTGATGACAAGAGAAAGAAGATAAAAAAGGAAATCTACACAAAAATCTACGAACAGTTTGCTTCAAAAATTAAACAGTGCGTAGAGCTTGGTCATAAACAGGTATTTTTAACAATACCAGTGGTTTTAATAGGATATCCAGTCTTTGATAGATCAGCCGCTGCACGTTATGTAGCAAGACAGTTCCAACTTGGTGGATTCACTGTACAAATTGTAAGTGAATTTGATATATATGTGTCTTGGGTAGTTCCTAAAAAGAAGAAGGAACGTGAAGAGAGTGAGGAGGATGTCGCTTTTCCAGACTTGATGAATCTCAAGAAGATGGCTAACAAGTACAGGAGAGGTGCGTAGTAAAGTTTGATTTTTAAACCCACTTAATCATAAATGGATAATTTGAACGTGCTCGTCGAAGCCAAGAAGGAATACCTCGGGCAAATGTGCATTATTATGTGTCCACCTATGATTGATGTTTTCAATGATATATACACAGAGGCTCATACCATTTCTAAAGGAAAGAAGCATCTTATGATGTTCCAGAAGTTACTCCAAGAGGTTCCCAACTGGTCGAACGCCATGTCCAAGTCGCATTCGGATAACATTACTAACCGCTGTGCTTGGTTTAGTGATCTTCTAGCGGCTGTCTTTGTTGCTTGTACTAAGATTTTGTCTTCTGTTCGTCTCAAGTCTGATAATAAGAAGATCTCCTTAAAACTCCCAACGAATGAGGTTTTTATCCAAACCTGCTACAACAATATTGCGAAGGACCTCTACCGTGATCCCTATGTGTTCCATGAAGATCAGAGCATTTACCACCGTGATGAGAAGTTAACTGGTCGCTTCTGTGCGTGTATTGAGAACTCTGTAAAAGAGCTGATCCCAGTGCAACAGATTCTTCAGACCTATATGTCGCAAGATTCTAGGGATATTGATCTAGATGGTGAGGTTCAAGACACCGAGGATCCCGATGTCTTTGATGGAGAGGGAGGAGACCCTATGGGAGAGCCTGAAGGTGGTATGGAGCCATCGCCAGAGGAACTTCAGGAAAATCAACCCATGGAGAACCCTATGGAGGAGCAAAGTGATCCAAGTGGTTTTGACAATGAATTCAAGACGGTTCCAGGTGTTCAATCTCCCGATCCCGTGGAAGGTGGTGAGGGTGGTGAACCACAGGGTGAACCACAGCCTCAACCAGAAGATGATGTTCTATTCGGAGACGCCCCAGACTACCGTACAAAAAAAGTTGGTTATAATTAAATGGAACTCTCCGACTATTTACGCGACCCAGTATACGCGGCCCTAATTGCCGGAGCCACAACTGCGGGTTACATTCACCTTAAGGCGTATTTGAATAATGAAGGTAAATTAGAACTCAACCAATACACCAAACCAGCCGTACTTGTCGCAATTCTTGTGTATGTGATTGTACTTAATGGTCTTGGTCAAAAGGAAGCTATTTCTAATGACCCTTTCTAACTTAAAGATTACACTGTACTATTAAGAAAATGGCGTCCGTTAGTGCATTCAATGACATGATGGGTCAATTTCTTGTGGAATTGCACAAGACTTTTCCAGATGAAAAAAGCATCAAGAAGATGTTGACTTCGTTCGACCTTCTTAAGAGTACAAGTCCCAGGCTTCTGGTAAACGGTTTTATGCAGAGCGTAAAGCCCCATGCGGACATGGTTTCCGCTAAGAATGAGGAGTTTATCCTTGTTCACTCCAAGGACATTGATTTCCTCTCGGAGATTGATATCGTTCGCCTTTGGAAGAAGATGAATGACGGTACCAAGGATGCAGTTTGGCAGTATCTCCAGACTCTATACATTCTAGGAACTACTATTCAGTCCGTTCCCGAGGATACCCTTACCGCGATTGAGGCTATGGCTAAGGATGTTGCTGAGAAGATGCAAAACAGTGACGGTGACATTAACCAGGATGCTCTAATGAAGATGATGGGATCTATGTCTGGTATGATGTCTGGTATGGGTGGTGCTCTTCCCAAAAAATAAACCTCATCTATATTAAATGAAAGTTTGGTTCGAAGATCCTAAACAGCTCGTAAAAAATTCAAAAATTTTAGAGTTCTGGCCTAACAGCAAACAAACACCAGAGGATAGGATCAATTCGGCATCGCGGTTCATCATTTACACCACATGTGTTTTATTTGTGATTCGTCGCGATCCCAGGATTTTCGTCCTAGGCGCAACAATGCTGTCTATCATTTACGTTATGTACAAGGCGAAGCTCATTAAGGAGCCCTACGGCACCGCCGACAAGATGTCTGTGTGCCAAAAGCCTACAAAGGAGAATCCCCTTGGCAACGTTCTTATGACTGACTACACGGATGCTCCAAATCGTCTGGAGGCTTGCTATTATGCTACAGCTCAGCCTTTGATTAAAAAGTTCAGTAGCGACACTGTTAATTATGATTCTGGACGCTCTCGTTCGACTTTACCAATGTACAAGCGCAATGCGTTTGAGCGCCAGTTCGTGACTGCTCCAGTATCAAAAATTCCAGGCGATCAGACTCAGTTTGCTGAGTGGCTTTACGGTCCCAAGAATGGACCCATGTGCAAGAGTGATTCCAAATATTGTAATCCCGATGCAAGGGGTGTTCAATTAGAGGCGTTCGCAGGACTTGGAAGCGATGGAGATGTCAGGGGTCCCAGAGGCGGTGGTCGTGTGAGAGGAGGTGGAGGAACTTATAGTTAGATTAATATTCTCATGTAATAATAAATGGCGTATCAGCTTCAACCTGGTCTTTCTATTGTTGACAACAAAGGTGCTCTCCCATCTGTCGGCGCCACCGATGAAGTGTTCGTTTACCCTCAGCCCAGTCACCTGAACTACGGTTCGCGACCCAACACAATGATTTATGGTACCGCCCCCTACATGGCCGGCAAAGGTGCCCCCGCGAAATACATTGATACCAGCGATGAGCTTAGACCCCAGTCTACTTCTCGTTTCAATAAGACTATCGTTCAAACGTATGAACGTAACCTATTCCCCCTCACTAACATGGAATGCAAGACTCCCCTTCGCACCATGAAATATGAACCTGCCAGTACCCGCGCCGATCTCCAAAACGGTCTTTTCCAGAAAAGGTACGTTAATAAAAATGTCAGTAAGAAATAAGAATGGCCGACCCTGTATCTCTGTTAGCCGTAGCTGGGCTTGTTTATGCTGGAAGGACTTTGAGTACTACGAATAAGTCCAAGACTGAAAACTATAGTCCAGAAGCTAAAATTGTAATGGCGAATGATGGAGCTGGTCCCGCTTTACCTCCTCCAGTAAATGATTTTGTTTCCCGTGTGGAAGTTCCCTCTAAGAGGGAGATGGCGAGTTTTGCCGACATTGGCCGCCAACAACGCAGTGGTGGTCAGGAATTACTTGAAATGCGTGGACGTATGTTTGACCAAGGTCGTATGAATAACCTTTCTCCAGTAGAGAAACAACTCGTTGGTCCAGGTTTGGGTGTTGACGCCAACGTACCTGCCGTCGGTGGTTATCAACAAATGTTTAGGGTTAACCCCATTAATGTTGGTGAATACCGTCTTACGACTTTACCAGGCCGATCTGGTCCAGCTGTGGATGTTACTGGTGGTCGCTCGGCTAAGGTTGGGCAACTTACTCACAATAAACCTGAAACTACATCCTATTTACCTACCCGTTTACCTACTATGGCTGGACGCGCTCAGGGAATGACGGGTGTTGTTCCTCGTAACGAACACGAAAGAACTAAGAGAACCACCAATCGTTCGGAAACTGGTATGCGTACCGATGGCTTAGGCTACAATGGCGCCAAGCGTATGGTTTCTGCTCAGACCCTTGCCCAGGATCCTACTAGGTTCAAGTCTGATCGCAATGATGAGCAGTACAGGTACAGCAACCAGCCAGCTCCAGGTATTCACAGTTTCCATGGTGCTTACGCGACTGGTGCTGCCAGCCGGGTTACTGCGAAGACGAATGAGGAACTCATGAAGTATGGATTCCGACCCGAGGATCGCCGTGGTAAGGCAAATAGACCCGGAAACGCTGGTCGTATGAATGTCAGAGAGAGCCCCCTGAAACAAGGTGGTGCACTCACATCTGTTCGTAGCGACACCTCGCGTATTGATGGTCGTATGAATGCGGCCAACGGTGGCTGGACTCAGCAGTATCAGAACAAGACTTTCCATCAGTTCAACCCCTACAAGGGTAACGAGAACCCCAATTCCAGGAATCTTGGCATTGCCGCCAAGCAGCTGGAGAACAACCCCCTTTCCCACGCGCTTTACCGTTAGATATTTGTCTCAATTTGTTGAAAACAATCATTAAAATATTGTGCCTATATTTTAATGAAGGTTCACACTCTTGTCGTACATTCAGGGCGCCGTGAAACTGCCTTATATCCTCTTCCCAATAGTTTTGAAGTAGACTTGGATAATCCTATTTATGATGTTTCGGAAATTAAATTAGTGTCGTCACAACTTTATGTTAAAGATCAGACTTCTCAAACGTCGCCGCATATGGTTGTGAAAATTACCGTTGGTTCCGACGAATTAAGTCAAAGTCTTACTACTTCAAACGTAGAACCACATTTTACTGGAGTAATATTTACACCTTCATCTTCCGGAACTATATTTACACATAGTGGTTCTGACGATCCTGTTGTACATCGTTTTCATACGGGAAATATCAAAATGATAAACAGGCTCAAAATAGAGTTACTCTATTTTCGTGTAACAAACGGATCTGTGGACTCTTTACAACCTTATTCACTGGGAGCTACTGAAAATAATACATTTAAGTTTGAAATAAAGGGGTCTACAGACAAGCTAGAGGGTTTAACAAAGGTCCCATTAGATAAATTTGCGAAGAAAAAGGAAAAGACGAAAGAGGAGAAAGTAAAGAACCTGGGAAGTGAGATTCTTTACAATCAAGAAGTGTATATCTATATAGGTATCATTGCCTTCTTTGGTATTGTATTGATGTTTCTGATGAAAGGAAGTCCTAAACTCCCACCTGTTCCACCACCCACTTAGCGGGTAATGGCGTAGACAGGCTGAGCAGGCTTGGAGACGCGAGTAGACACGGTGGAGATCATCATGTAGACCGCGATGGAGAGGAGAGTGGTGAGCACGGCAGTGAGCGCGTACTGGGCACCACCGTTCTTGGGCACCTTAATGACTTGGTTGATGATGAAACGAACAACATCCATCCAGGACATCGCCGCAGCGAAAGAGAAGCCAGCAACGATAGCGTTGAGGGACTGGGTCTCGAGCTCCTGGGTAACAAGGGTGACAGTTTGCATAGCCGCCTTCATTGTAAGTAGTATACTATAGGTAGGGAAAATTATTCATTCTGGTAATAGTTCTTCTTTTTCGATTTTTTTATACTTGGTTTTTTTTAAAGATTTCGAATTCGCGAAGAGTTGATCGTCTCCTGATATATCTCCGCTAGAGCTGCTCTCTGAATCATTGTCTTTACCAAAAACGTGCAACTTCATATCCGAATCAGTGAAATTCCAACCTTCAGGCTCCCATGTGCTCATTACTATTAATAGCATTTTTTAACATCTCTTCTGTCGGATTTTGGGGTTCCCATGAATTCCAACGATCGTAAGCTTCATTTATCTGTACATAAATGGGGTTGTTTCCTGAATACCTCTCAAATTGAGGGCAGTCTTCGGGGTCGACGGTGGGCATCTCTTCATCCTCCTCTTCCTCTTCGTCTTCGTTATCAACCTGTTCATAGATATCCGGATAAATAGAACCAATATCTTCACCAACTTTATACATTGCGCAATACTTTGTTGCATATTCCACGTCTTCTGGAAGAAGAGTGTCTCGTCCACAAGCTTTGGAATATTCACATGCAAGTGTTATACCTTTTTCCATAACTGGAAGAAGAATGTTAGTCATTGTTTCGATGTATTGCTCTGCCATTCTGTCACCAGCATCACCAAAACCAGTTTGCATATTCATCTTTAGTATTTAAGAGTAAAAAGAGATTCAGCAATTCCCTCACCGACACGAAGAATGTTGTGGTTTACTGCGTATACTCGGATTTGTCTAGCAAAATCCGGGCATGACGTGAGACTTAGGTGAAGTATTTGCTCTTTTACGTTACTCATGTTCACCTGCCCCGTTGGATACGCCTCTTCTGGTTGTAAAGCGAAACTATACGAGTAGAAACGCCTAATCAACTGCGTTTTAGAGTGATGTATCGCCGCCTGTACAGCTTTTAGGAAGAGAACAGTGCCAGTCTCCTGTGTAATAATGTCCTGACCATCAAATTGTAGTGTAAGATAGTCGAGATTTTCGTAGAGAATGCGCTTATTGTCTACTGTAAGAGCTGTATTATCATAATCAAATGGTGTTACAAAATTGCCATGTGATACACCATTACCCCTAGTACCCTGTCTTTGAATTACAAAGTAGAGTTCTTTGACTGGATTTCTAAAGTCAAGTTTGAACGTTCCCTTCTTAATACCTACACCCACATCAAATACATTCTGTTGTACCTGTGTTATAATGTAGTCTTTCTTCATCTTTTGCATCTTAGATCTTTCACTTTTGTCTAAAAATACAACCTCTGTAGAGAGTTTAAAGTCCTTAATATGTATGTTAGGGGGCGACGTAACACGACTACCATCAATATCAACCATGATTTCCTCTGGTTTTCTAAGTGTAATCTCAACCTCAACCTCCTGTTTGTTTATGGCACACAGGGGTATAGCGAGCTCGGGGTGTTTGTAAAAGTAGAAGGGTAGATCAACGAAAAAGTTTTCATCTGAGCTGGCTCCAAGTGTACCTGTTATGATTATACCTCTATTAGGTATTCCACCACCCGTAACTACCTCACCAACGAGTTTATCACTCGTTCTAAGTGAATACTTTCCAATGAGTTGTTCTAGTGCCTTTTGTTTTGTTTGTGTAACATTATGCTCTGAGTATATTTGGAGATAATCACTATAAAGCCTTTGAACTATGGTACCACCTATGATCAGATCTACATGATCAATTATGGCATGACCAACCGATTCTACGTATACGGGGCTACCTGGAATTTCTGGTAGAGTCATTTTCACACTCAAGGTTTTCAATAGATCACCTTGATTTTGGGGAATCTTGAACTTAATCTTTTTCCCAAAATCTGCTTCATTTTCTGGATCTAAATCATCGTACTGTGTAGAAAAATTTGCGTGCTTCTTAAAAGCTTCCACAAAATGACTGTAGTCTGGATTCCTCGTGAAATACCTGTCTTGGGATCCAGACGTTAGCATCTGTATTCTACCAGCCATTACTAATATAACTACCTAAAATTTTAAACCGGCTAAACCACTCTCAAATCTGAGAACGTTGTAATTTAGAGCGTACACCCGTGTGTTATTGTAATCCGTTGTGGTTAATGGATCAATCTCAATTGTAAACAGTTTATGAGCTATACGACTCATATTCACCTGCCCCGTTGGATAGTAAACCTCCGGTTGTAAGGAGAACGAATACATACCAAATTTAGAGGTGCTAGAAGCTTGTGGGGCGTTTATATGATGTTTGAGAGGTTGTTCGTACGTCAGGAATAGATTATTCCTATTGAAGACAACTTCATTATTGAACCGAAGTTCGGCATTAGTAATAGTATTGTACTGATTTGGATAGTTATTTTGAACCGAATCCTCTGATTGTGATACAAAGAAGAGTTCTTTGACTGGGTGTGAAAACTTCAACATCACAGACTTCTTCTTTTCACCAGGGTCCATTTTGAACTTGGCAATTTGAAGTTGGGTGATGACATAATCAATTGGTCTAGATACCAGAAACCCCTTCTCATCATCGGTTAAATAGACAAACTCCGTATCAAGTGCAAACTTCTTTATAGAAGCGTTTATGGTTTCGGGTGCACCGTAGTGAATAAGTTCCCTCAGGGGTCTCGTCTTGATTCTAATCTCTACAATCTGTTTAGTAAGAGCACAAGTGGGTATAGATAGACTGGGATTCCTATAGAAATAGAATGGTAGATCCAAGAAGTATGAGTATTCTCCAGTATAGGAAAGAATGTTTCCATGTCCATTCAAGAAGTATAGGGTTTGCTCAATATCATCATTTGTACTGTGAAGCTGTTGATACATGTAAATGTACTCCCCTGTAATCTTTTCAACCAATTGACCTCCAATTACAAGCTCTGCATAGTCAATCATATGTGTTATGATTGATTTAGACCACACATTGGTACTAGGATTTGGGTTAGTCAGGGTAACTTTGAGGTTGAAATTCTTTATGAGATCTCCCTTGTCATTAGGAACCCTACATGTGAGAAGACTACCAAAATCTATTTTCCCATCAAACTGACTCTCTACATAGTCAAAGGAAAACTTTGTATGTCTCTTAAAATTCATCAGGAAATATGAAAACTGTGGTTCACCAGTTAACCACTGATCTTGGATTCCTGTTGTAGCAAGTCTTAACCGACCAGCCATTCCTACTGTATATGAGTAAAATTTTGGTAAATAAAACGAAACGCTATACTAGAATGAATCTTCAGTTGAGGAAGTTCAAACCTGAGACAATCAGTGATGACCGGGTTTGTGTGTTCATTGGGAAACGTAATACAGGTAAATCAACCCTCGTTAAAGATATTATGTTCCACAAGAAACACCTCCCGGCGGGGATAGTGTTGTCTGGAACAGAAGAGGGTAACCATTTCTATTCAGACTTTATCCCAGATTTATTCATTTATGGAGACTATGACAGAGAGGCAATAGAAAGAGTTATGTCTCGACAGAGAAAGTTGGTCGGTGCGGGTAAAACCAATTGCGGAGCTTTCATGCTTTTAGACGACTGTATGTATGACTCAAAATTCCTTAAAGACACATGTATAAGACAATGCTTTATGAACGGCCGTCACTGGAAGATATTCTTTATGCTCACGATGCAGTACGTAATGGATTTACCACCCGCGCTGCGTGCTAATGTTGATTATGTCTTCATTTTGAGAGAGAACATCATTCAAAACCGAGAAAAGCTCTATAAATCCTTCTTTGGTATCTTTCCCTCGTTTGACATGTTTTGTAAGGTAATGGATGCTTGTACTGAAAATTATGAGTGCCTCGTGTTAGACAATACAGTAAAGTCTAACAAGATCCAGGATTGTGTTTTTTGGTACAAAGCAACTGTTAGGAAGGGTTTCAAGGTTGGTAGCCCTCAATTATGGAACATGCATAAGAAGATGTATAATCCAAAACATACTAATCAAGCGGAGCAGGATGCTAAAAAGGCGACGAAGAAAACCAAACTTACGATTACTAAAAAGAAATAGCGCGTCACTAGAACTTTAAGAAAACATAGGAATATATTAACATGGCTTCTGATCACGTCCCCACTATGAACCTCTTTGATGATGGCGAGGGTATGGTGCCATTACAGACACAAGATAAACCTTCTACAGCGTTTAAACCACCTGAAAAAAATATGAGTACAAATAAAGACACTATGGACTCTACTCCTATTAATGATATTATGATGGAGCCCCCCGCGCTTACCGAGGACCCCAGGGTACAGGGTGTTATGCCCCAAATGGTTGCTGCCCAACCCCAAGCTGCTTACCCCGCCCCCACCAAGGCTAAGGAGGAGGCTCCTGAGAGCAAAAACCCTCTCAACCTCACCGATGATCAGCTTACTGCCCTCATCGTAGCCGCTTGTACTGCCATTGCTGTCAGCAAGCCCATTCAGGATCGTCTTGCGACTTCTATCCCCAAGTTCCTTAACGAACAAGGGGGTAGAAGTATGGTTGGTTTAGCCACTACTGGCGCTGTGGCTGCTATTATCTTCTTCTTTGCGAAGAGCTACATCATCAAGGCTTAAGCCTGCATCATGTTGTTATAGATCGAGTTATCTATGCCAGTGAAGTAGGTGATTAAAGCACCACCAATGAAAGCACCAGCTAAAACAGCGTTTAACTCCAAATGCTTCCTTCTATCGCTCTTATGAAAATTCCTGACGGTATCCTTGGAGCGCTTCCACCATTCGTTAATAGCGAAGGTGATGATGAGCGCGAAAAGGGTCGTCATGGCAAAGAAAGAACGATCGACTGCAAGACGGGGAATGTCACCGACGATGGCGCGAGCGGCGTTAGGAATGATAACAGTTAAGAAGATGAGGTTAGTGTAGTAGTTATCAGTGTGCTTGGGGACTTGTGTAACGGCGTAGAACACAACCCAAGAAAAAATCGCTGCTAAGAGATCATTAACAGGAGTTTGCATTTATCATATTACGAGATTTTATTTATCCTGAATGTATTGACCACAGAATTTGGTCTTGTCTGGCAATCTATTGTAAATCCCTATAGATTCACATATCCCTCTCAACTCCATAAAGTTGTTCCAGAAGTTCTCGGAATGGGTCCATTCAGGTACCGTACTGTGAGCAAGCTCATGTATTAAAACATGCATAATCTCATTGACATCACCATCTATACATATAGTTATATCAGCCCCTTTGTTGACGTTGTAACCCACAGTTCCAGACATCATCTTAAGCGCCGTCAGGGGTATGGGGTCTACCAACATACTAAACTTCTCATTGTTCGTTTTCTTGAGGTGTTCTCTGAGAACACGATACCTCCTCTTCACTTCAGTGAAGTTCTCTGGTTCACGGATCGTGAGAAGTATGATTAGGTTGATCACGATCAATACGATAAAAGGTATCATCTGTTATAAACAAAGATAAATTTACTGTACAACTCTGAGATTGGGTTACCTTGGAGACCCTCCCAAAGTTGTAATTTGAAACCAAGCTCCTCCAGATGTGTCACCAAAAGATCTTTGTACCCTACTGGTTCAGCCTTAGGACCCTCGGCATAGTATGGGGTATCAGTCAAGTGTACAAAAAGCTTCTCCCCAAACCCACCATTTCCATGATCTTTGAGTTTGAAGAAGTTCCCCATATCATCCTGAAGCGGTGTCTTGAAGATGATCTTTTCCGAATCTGGGATAATGCCAATCAAAAGTCCACCTGGTTTTACGCGCTTCTTAATCTCATGGATGGAACTGAAGAAGAGATCTCTCGTGGCAAATATGTAATGGAGTGAAAAATTGAAACACACAACATCAAATTTTCGTTTTGGGCAGTTGTGTATATCACCCTCATAAAAGTTCACACGCATATGCATATTCTTAGCCCTAGACTTGGCTTCAACGAGGGCTGAGGGTTCTGGATCACACATGTTAATATTGGCGCCACACTTATGCCATTTCTGTAAATCACCCCCAAAGCCACATCCAACATCAAGAATGTGATGACCATTCTTTGTCACACTTTGAATGAGTTCCCTCTTGGCATCATTGTGATTCTTTCGAATCTCCTCCATTCTTAATTTATGAATATAATCTTTAAGATTGTCGTTTACTTAGGGCTTAAAGTTTAGAAGCGTTCAGTAGCTATAATGTCTCTTGAACAAGATTACACGACTGTACCTGGTCAGATTTATGCGTGCCTTTCTATTGTTGGCCCAGAGTGCCCACAGAAGAATGACAAGTTTGGTATAAAAATCCGAGGAGCTTTTGCTAATCGCGATGAGGCTGCTAACCACGCAAAGCGTCTTCAGAAGGAGGATCCAACTTTTGATATTTACGTGGTAGATATGTACAAATGGCTTCTAATCCCTCCTGATTCTTCGAAGATTGAGGATGTTCATTATACCAATGAGAAGCTTGAAGAGATTATGACTGGTTACAAGGAGAATCAGGCTCAGGCTGCCCGAATGTTTAATGAGCGTAAGCAAGCTATGGGAGATAAGACCGGCTTCGCACCTGGTGATGACAACTCCAAGTTTTACACCAAGCCCGACGAGGCCCCGATTTCCCACCCAGCTGAGGTTCTTGAGCGACTCAAGAAGGAGAAGCCCGATGCCAATATGGAGGATCTCGTCAAGGAGGCGGATGCCATAGTCGCGGAGGAAATGAAGCAGCGTCAGAAGGAGCGCGAGGAAGCTGCTAAGGCTGCTGAGATGAGTGAGATTAAGGAGGAGGAGGAGGCTTCCACAGAGGCCAAGATCGAAGAAACTAAGGATGAGGGTGAACCCGAAGTTTCTTCCAAGTAAATAATTTTCATGACTAATATTAAATGATTAGCATTATCGTAACAATCATTCTCGTAAGTGCTTTCTTCATTTTGTTTTTTGGGGGGATGGGTCCAGAAAACAAAAAGGAAAAGAAAAAGGTTAAGAAACCTGAAGCCAGTACTACTGCTGGATTTATTGAGGATACGTATAGAGATCCCTTTATCAATCATTTTATACCCCCGAAGGTTGGTAATATAGGTAAGTTTGTTCCTTACTCAAGTGTACCGGAGGATAACTGGCTGCATGGTTTTCCCCATAAAAAAGCCAAGTAAAAATACACCGAATATAAGAATCCATGTAGTCTTATCAATGCTATTGAAAACATCAAATGTATCTTTACTCTGATAAGGGGGTGGTGGATAATTAGCTACGTCAGATGGATGAAAGTAATACTCTTCAGTAGATTTCTCGTTACTTTCATCTTTCTCCTCGGGAACATCTTCCAAAACGGGGTTATACTCGATAGGATTACCGATATCAGTTTCCATTTTCTAATATAGAAAGGGTTTTTTTTAAGCATTTTCTTCCTCACTTTCACTCTCATCGTCTACTACAAAATCCTTGAGATTACCATTTTCATCTGCATCTGACTCATATTCTTCTTCGCTATCGTCGTCGTCATAAAGTTCATCATCTGTGTCAAGGTCGGAGTCTATATCTGTATCATGTTCATCTGTTCCATAGTCATCTTCTAATACAGTTTCAGTGGGCTGAAACAAAACGGGCTTCTTTATATGCCTTCCTGAGCGAGTACGGGTAACTACTACAACCATTTAGGTAGTATTGCGTATTATTGTTTAAGTAGTTTTACAAGATTATTGTCTATTATCGTGTGTGTTCTAGCCTTATTCTTCTTTCCTTTACAAACTGGGCATTGTTGCGTTATTTTATTACCTTTTATGATGTAAGACATCACATTGTCTGGATGATCTCCGCGAATTGATTCACAGTAGCTTGATGTTGTAAGCGCCACGTGACTTGTTTTATTTCGCTTAACACTTACCACCGTCGTGTCCGCCTGTCCATCCATGATCTTCTGTATAAATCTTTGTAACAGGGGCTTCACTTCAGTCTGTTTAGGTTGTGGTTTTTCAACGAATTTCTTGATTTCTGGACAGCTCTGGAGTTCTTCCTTTTTGGGGTATAACTTGTTGACAATAACACTAGGTAGCTCATGTCTTCGTCCACAGAAGTCTTTACAGAATCCATCCTTCCTTCCTCTGAGCGTTTCACAGCGACAGAAACACTTCTGTATGATTAGTTTTCCACTGATAATGAACCATACATGATTTGAGTTGTGTTCTCTCCGTAGGTTCTCACAGTAATTTGAGTTTGTGGCGGCTAGGAAAGTGTTCTTGTGTTTGAAAAGTTTAGTGATGTAAGCATTCGATTGCCCTTCAAGATTCTTCCTAACGAACATCTGTATGAGCGATTTAAGCTCTTCATCCTGAAGTTCATCCTTTGTTTCATCTTCTGTAAAAGAACCCTCCCTGATAGGTGCTGAAGGTGGCTGAACAAATGCCGTTTGAGGAGCATCTGTACGAACTGCAGACATTTTCAAAAGTTCCACACTAGGTGTGGGTTGCACACGAATAATTGTACTCAAGGGCTCTGGGGTGTACATGAAAACGGGTAGGTACGCGAGTTGGTTCACCTTACCCTTGTCACACCCCGGGCAACCCTGACCACCACAAGCATCATGCTTAGCCCTCTTATAGGACCATGGCATTCTAAATCCACTCCCCTTGGTCTTTCTACGAATATCACCATACACAGCTGCGTCTATGATATCATTCCAATCATATGAACTCTTAGCTGTGGCGAGGGCTACGAGTACATGTTCTCTCAAAGCAATCGCCGAACTTTGGTCTACAACGAAGTCTGGCCAGTTTAGATGTACTCCAGTCTTGATAAAGTCACCAACCGTCTTTGGGGGTGATACAGAGATTAAGCACTTTTTACCACCATGACGCTTCACCTTGTCACATATGATTTTACAGATGGATTTGATCTCCTCTATAGCGAGGGATTCTTTGTCCTTGTAATCAATGTCAATGAAGAAGTTGTAAGTGGGAGTCTTTTGTTCCACAACAAACAGCTTCTCATTGGAGCTAATAGCTTCTATGTATTTATCATAAAAGTCGTTCAACCTATCAAATGGCACAGAGAGTTTTCCTCCGTCCATGAGCACATGTGATAGATTGGTTGCATTGTCAAATTTTTGAGATGCGCACCAACTCTTAAACATATCTATTTATTAGTCGTCGTCTCTAAACCACTTCATAAATGATACATCTGGGTACACCTTTTTTTCAGCTAATTCTTTTTTTATAACTAAAAGTTCATATACAGTTTTGTCTTTATTCTCATCCTTCCACTGATTGATCTCATCTTCACACATTCCCCGATTCTTATCAAGAAGCTTTTCAATCTGCATCAATATGTAAGCCTTAGACTTCATTATTTAATAGAGAAGGTTTTTCTATTGTGAGAACTTATGCATGAGTAAAACTCTGGGTTTTTAATCACGTTATCAACGATAAGTTTCCAACGCTTTCGTGAGTTGAATTCTTCTAGAGTGTCAAAACTCATAAAATCATTCTCATCGTATGTTTTCTTGTATGGTTGATGGTTAGCCTTCTTTACTGCTGTTTTTTGCTTCTCTTCATAGAACTTTCGTACCATTTCCTGTTGTTGAGATCTGGTATAATTGACGAAAAATATGAATACATTGTACTCTAACTCTACTGTAGGGCTTTCCTTGTGTGTAAACTTAAATTCTGTATACTGACCGTTTTTTAGTGATACAACCCCCCTGGTCTCTTCTTCCAGTTCTCGAAGAGCACATCGGATTGGGTTATAAATTTCTCTTCTTCGGCATCCTCCTGTGACAAATATCCATTCCTTGAATCTCCAATCTCTCACAGTGAGGAACCTCGGTTTGCCATCCGCAAAGCTAACCGGTATTGCAATCGCTTTGTACTTTTTCATTGCTCATTCGTTAAGCTATAATATGCGGATATGTTTATTCAATCAATTTTTCCTCTTCGGGTGTCATTTCCGACAAAACATCGTCATCTTCGTCTCCATCGATACCATTGAGCCTCTCCATGACGTCCTCTGAGAATTCTCTAAGTTCATAAAGTTCCTCGCGAGTCTTGTTAAGTTCCCGAAGTAGGAAAATAACACCTATGATAGAAACAGCTGTGGCGATCATCATCACATTATCGTGAGTGAAAGGGATCATTTGTATAATACCCTAGCTTTATCTTTTTAAGCATTCTACATCAGTGCTCCCATACGAGTTCTACCCGATGGAGGGCACTCATAGGGAGTCTGGGCAAATTGGACGGCTTCGTAATGCGTATTTTGACAAGACTTTTCGGTCGATGGAGAGGGTTGACCGATAAACGTCTCGAGTGTCCTGGATTTAGGATCGTACGTCAATACAAAAACGATGGCGAGTAGGAATATAAGATCCCACATTTATTATTTACACATAAAATTAGTTAGAATAGAGTAAACCGCCCATACCGTTTTCTATACGGAGGACGTTGTAACCGACCGCGTAGACATCCTTTGTAACCGATCGGGTGTCGTTAACGATGCGAGCCGAGTCAAGTCGGGAGAAGTTGAGAGTTCCAGTGGGCTGCAGCTTACCGGAATCTAAGCAGAAGGGGTAGAAGAACAGAGTCTTGGCTACAGTTGGGTTGGAAGCATTGGAGGTGTGATAGTAGAGAGGCACGTTGGTGAAGTTTGGATCAGCAAACTTGTAATCAGCAACATCGGTACCGTTGATCTGCAGCTTGAGCTTATTGTCATTGTTGAGGATGGAGAGGGCAGAACTGTCCGCGGAAGCGAGGTACTTCACGGGGTGATTGTAGTTCAACTCCTGAATCTTAGAGTTAGAGGCAATCGCCTTCTGGACCTGGGTGATGAGCATGTTTTGGGGCTGAGAAGCGAACATCTCACGCTCCTGAGTGTCAAGGTACGCGTAATTGGCGTAGATATCCCACTTGGAACCAGCGGCCGCAGCACCCCAAGTGATACGAAGTTCTACATCGTGGTACTGAAGAGCGATGAGAGGGATGGCAGTCTGCCAATTTTCACAAAAGGCAAAGCGAAGAGGATAAAACCGCTCGTTGGTAGAGCCACCATAGAGATCACCGGCGACCGACTTGGAAGCGGAGGTCGCGGAGAGGGTGGGGGCGATGAGGGTAGAGTATGTAGAATCTTGTTCATCAATAAGTTGACCCCCAATTAACAATTCGACCTTGGAGACCACAGTGGTCCAATCGGGGATAGTATTACTCGCGGTACCAGTGTTGGGTGCGAGATAAACATAGTTGAGCATGTCACCCTTGCGCTCGAAGCGGACAGTGGACATACCACCATTCGAAACGTTGCCTTGAATGACCTGACGCTCGACAGTTTGGGAAAAGTTTGTGTGACGCTTGTAGGTAGACCTAAAAAAAGATACCTCGGGCTGACCGACGAGGTGCACATCCTGAGCGCCGACGGCGACGAGTTGGGCAATACCACCAGACATTTTATAATATAGTGAGAGTTTATTTTTAAGCTGTCACTATCACATAAAATGAGATTTGTTTAGACCACATTGGCTGGCCAAATTGGAGGTGTGGGCCATGCTACAACTAAGTTACCATTTACATCATAAGTAGGTGGTGAAGTAACGGGTAAATCACGGAGTGCTTGTCTGTACGTTGTCCATGCTTGTTTTATATCATTTGATGGAAATGGAAAGTCCGATGTCATTAAAAAGTCTGTAGCACTCAATTTAGCATTTCTCTGACTACGAACTTCCCTGAGAGGTTTAGCTGCACGATGTGCTTGAAGTTTAGCCTCGAAATCCTCCTTGGAAGGTTTTTCGTAACCTTCTGGAAATATTATTGATTCATATGTATCACTCGAATGCCATTCGGGTGGAACTACATCATATGATCTTATAACCTCACTAACATCCATAGTAGCTTGTAAAAATGAATGTTCATCCATTATTTAATATAGTAGCACAATTTAAATTATCCAACTTTAAAGATATTTATGTTACCCCAGTGCGAGTGAAGCTGCATATGACCATTTGTAGCAGAGCTTCTGTACCACACCTGAAGTTTATCACCCGGTTCACACATGTGTGACTGTTTAAAATGCCATGATTGGTACACCGAGTCCCTGTATGGTGTGTGCATATCATTCGCATCTCCACCAGACATAAGAGTACCAGCACCGTTATATCTTCTAACCTCTACCCAAAAGTAACCTTGATTTGAATGTGGAAAAGACATAAAGTTACCCATTACCATCCATACACCCGCGACTGGACAGTTCCAAGTGTTGCTACCAGTCCAAGCACCTGTATATCCCCCTTGGTGTTGGTATTGTATTACAAGGGAACCACCAGTCGTCGAACCGTTTGTATTATAACTATTTCGCCCTCCCCAGAACCAATATTGGTTATAGTTCATATTCCCTCCCAGTATCATATTACCCGTAATTCTAGCACTTCCTCTCACATCAAGTTCCGTCTGAGGAGTTTTACCTATACCGACAGCTGTGTCGGCAATGACCATTGAGCGCCCCAATCGACCCATATTGTAAATTGTCTTAACCTCAGCCGGTGTGAGAGCTTTATTCCATAATTTAACACTGGATATCCAACCGTTAAAAAAATGCAGATAACCTGAACCAGTGGACTTGACAGAACCGATGGTTAATTGAGATGTGGTATCCGCAGGACCTGCTGGTAGATTGGTTGTACCACTGCCAGAGAGGACCGTTGGATAAAATTCACCGTTTATGTACAGTTTCTTATTTGTTGTACTCCAAGCACCGGGCTCTACCACAGCACATATATGCGTCCATTTTCTCTTCGGCATAGCATTTATGTTATTAGTTCTCATGGCCTGATCATAACCTTGAATAGTTAAATGACCAGCAGTGGCATTATATGAAAGTTGAAGTTGTTGGCCCGACTGATTTTTACCTAAGTGTATGATTGTATCCCAATCGCTGCCGGTAGTAGCGAGGCTGCGGGGAAAAACCCATACGGACATAGTAACTGTGGGATCTCCATGAAACGGAGCTGGTAAAGGTACGTGAGCATATGAGGAAGACCCGTCAAATCGCCAAGCTCTCATATCTCCATCATGAGGTGTGTTGTACGTGCGCATGTGATTATTATTCCCGGAGTGATCTATGGGACCACGTATGTTCACACCGGCGTCAAAAAATTGATTTGTGTTAGTTGCATAGTCACATACCAAGTCGTCGGGTCTAGGAGTTTCCGTGTCCACATCGTACCGCGAAATGCGGGGTACATCGAGGGACCTTCCTAGACTTACCGAACCCTTATCCAAGGTCGTTGGACCACCGGTACCGTAGATACGGATTCTCGGGACCGTGACGTAATGATCATAATCAGCTAATTGTGTTACGACAATTCCCGTATGAGTATAATATTTTGTAGAATTTACCAACCCATTTTGAACAAGTCCAGCCGAGGGTGCTACAGACGCAGCTAAAGTAGTTCCATTTCCATCTCCGTTTTGTACATTTCTTATTACTTCCCAGTTATTTCCATCATTCGAACCTAAAACTGTATATCTTCTAGCACTTTCCGCGGGCCATGTATGGTCTGCAGTCATGTCAATAGACTGCACCTTTATGGGGTAAGGACATTTGAGTACAATCCACTCACCGTAAACACCTCCCAATTGTCTATTTCGTCGAGCATTATTATATGAGTGTGCGTCTTCTTGCCCGATAGTACCTAAATCATATATAGCACCAGTTGTACCATCATCTCTATTATATGCAGAACGCCATTCTTGATACGAGGCGTACGCTGCGTCGGTCCGACCGTCCTGGAAAGCATACCACGCTTGTCTACTGGCATCAGCCGCCGCATTCCCATTTGTACCCATACTGTCTGTCGAATATACACAAAACGTACCATGACCTTCCATATACGTCTCGTAACCCGTCATCCCCCTAGGAGGATACTCTTGGAGCTTTTCACCCGCCGCCAACTCGAATTGGCCCGAGGGTTCGGTCACTCCCACACCCAAGTGTCCTTTGTATAGGGTCAGTTGGGACTTTGACCCCAAGAAATAGTCTTTTTGGTAATCATACAACTCCTTCACTTGGTCGGCGTTCAGGGCCTTGGAGTAGAGACGGAAGTTCGCGATGGAGCCGAAAAAACGTGTAGATTCTTGTACACGTGAACCTAATCGTATAACAGATCCAGATGGAAGGGCCAGGTTGTTTCCAAAAGAACTTCCACTCGTTGCAGTGTATCGAATTTCATTACCATTCAGATAAAGTTTTTTATTTTCAGTCGTACCTCCTCCACCTGAATACGTGACGCATAAGTGATACCATTTATCTTTAATTATGTTAGCGTCTGTGCCATGATATTGGACATCATTTGACCAGAACAGATAACGAAGACCTCCAGATTCATTATTAAACCTCACCGAGATGACCTTTTCAGGATCTTCCCATGGATCAGATGGCTGTGTTATACTAAATAGGGTATCACCCGACACAACGTCACACTTAAACCACAGAGCAACGCTATGAACCTGATCTCCTGAAAAAGTACTTGGTAAAGAAGATGATTGAACATTCGAGGTTCTCGTATCAGTACCTCCAAACGTCCAAGCCTTGTATGTAGAGTCGAATGTTATTTCATTATTAGTGTTTGTTATAGTCGCGTTAATTCCTGTTCCAAGTTTATCATTGACCGTCGAGGTTACACCTGTATAATCTTGCCCATCATAGTAGACCTCCAACTGAGTCCCTGTGGTCGCCGGCACGTTGAACACGGACTTTAGGGTGGTGTCTAGGGAGGTATCACCCTCTTCGTAGCCGTAGAAATAGGCCTGTCCAATATTTGCGATCCCTGTATTGTCTACTAGGGATGTAATCTGAATAACGAAGTATTTATAAAACGTCGTCGAATCAGTGCTGTGACTAATTATTGATGGACCCATATCTCCACTCGCGGTGGCGGGTTGTCCGTATGCTGGGTTTGTTATACTAGAAAGTTGATACCAATTTGTATCATCATTACTTCCATAAACATATGCTTGATCAAAACGTTGATCACTCACGTCGCGTCGGAATATTTCTGTTTTTTCTAGACGAATTTTTCTAGGAAGTTCTAATTTTATCCACGAACCAGCACGAGTACCCGATACACCCGATATTCCCGATAATCCATCGGTGGAAGGAGAATTTGCGTCAAATGGAGTAGATGTACTGTATCTTGCAGTTGAGTCGGTAAGCCATTCGGTTGTAGATACTTCATCAAATGCTTTCCATCCCTGATAACCACCTGGATAAGGTGTTCCCGACTCAGTAACAGTATACCCCCCAGTTGTTGCACTCGTCATAGCCACCTCCGGGTACTTTCGCAGGGGTCGATCGTGGGGTCCCGTGTACTCGGTGACCACGTTGGAGTCCACACTGACTTGCGAAACGTTGGAGACCCTCGTGAGGTGCATGTTCCCACGGATGTCTAGGGACTCTTTGGGGTTGTTCACACCCACACCCAAGCTCCCGATGAAGGAGACGTTACTGGTCTTATCGGAGATGAAGCGACCATTTACGATTCTAAGGTTTTTAAATTGTGAATTTCCACCATGGTCACTTTCAAAGAATAAGTTCACAAAGGCTCCACCCGTCGCACTAACAACACGAGAGGCAACCCCGAGTCCGTTGTTAAAAGTATCGGATTCTTTGTAGTAGAGGTAGCGTATTCCGTCTATAGAGACGGCGATGACACCCCTTTCAAAGAAGATGTTCACCTTTCTAAAAGTACCAACGATGGTTGGAATAGTGGCTGTGGCGCGGCCATCTCCAGGTTCATTATCATACTTGAGAGTCAAACTTGTATCCTCAAAGTTTAGGGTATAACCCTGGGCATTCGAGGTTGAACCTTCATTGTAAAAGTTAAACTCAATATACTTACCAGTTTGACCTTTGACTTCAAATTCACCGACCCAAGCTGTAGGTAACTTGAGGCCCCATGTTTGTTTGGTGGTATATGGAGAACTTTCGTTTTTTTCTGTAACGAGTAAATCATTCTTCACGATATTCTGAAGCCCCTGGTTTAGACCTGTGGTTTCAGCGACTTCGAGTTTCCCCACACGAAGCGTGGCATTCCCGATATCCAAAATGCCTTCTGGTGGATTGAATGACATTTATTATAAGAGAGGAAAAGAATTCATTACCAAATGACGGGTTCATTTGGTAATGAGACTAATGGGACAATCAACTTACTTTTTTGGAACGGGCTTACTCAGAACCCGAAACAAGGGTATAATAAGGTTGTAAATTGGAAACAATGACTTCTGGAATAGTCTCCGGAACGTAGCCCTCGCGCTCTTCTAGGGACATAGCTGCATATTCCCTAACGGAAATTTCAAAGTACCCACTCGGGGCACTTTTCCTGAAAACTGTATATGAGGGTATGGTCGTAATCAAATTTGCGTACGCATTAGCATCTATGTTCGAGTAGGTTACAACATTGGAAACCACGAGATTTGAATAGTGTGTGATGACCTTGACATA